AGCCGATATTGCTTGCTCCGCTTGCGCCTTGACAAACTCGTGGTCGGGGCTGTCTGACCAGCGGTGGCGACGAACTGGCATCACCAGTCCACCGCCATCGCAGCGATGCTCTCCTGAGCGTCTACCAAGTTATGAACCTTGTCACGAGCCGCCTCGTACCACTCGTACCACTCGTCGGACATGGAATCCTCAGGCTCATCATCCTCAGGCGTGATGTTGGAATAATCGAAGTAGCCGTTGTAGACGCACTCACCGTTAGCGAACGAATCGACACCGGCGAAGCACATGCCTCCCTCGTCGTAGCGAACGAGAACCTTGACAGGGTACTTCTCGGTGATGTGGCGAGCGATGCCGTCGGGTGGCGACCATGCCGACATGCCAGACACGGTGATGCTGGTGTCGTCAACGTTGTAGTCGGAGATGCTGGGAGACCACTTGGTTCCCCAGTTCGCAACGCACCACCAGTACCAGTCGGCGTGACCGTACTTGGCTTTGTTGGCTTCCTGCTGGGCGACCCACGCAGGGTACTCGGGGTCGTCTTCGGGGATGTAGCCAGACCTGATTTTCAGGTCTTCGGGGATGGGATGGATACGAGAGATGTCGTATTCCTTCATTGAGTCGTACGATTCCTCCTGCTCGTCCTCTGGGATTGAGAAGATTTGGTGGAGAGCAGCGATGTGCTCAGGCTCTCCCTTGATTTCGATGGAATAGTCGCACCAGTTGGGCATTTCTTTCTCCTTTAGTAGGTCGGAGTATGAAGTGTAGGGCTTATTGGTGATAGTGACAACCCAGGATTGGTTTTTCACTTGACATTTATGTGACGAAAAAGGGGCAGGGCATCAGCACGACACCCTGCCCCTCTATTCGTGGGGTTTACTCAGACAGCCTCGCCCGAGCGGATGGTCGAAGCACGACGCTGCTTCTTGACCGGAGCATCCTCAAAACGAACCCAGACCGTCATGGTCCTATCGGCGTTCGTCTTGGTGCGGATGTTCATGTTCGGGAAGTGCTCGTTGCGAATCATGTAGAAACGCGAGATGGACTTGTAAGTCCCGACGCGAGCCCAGATTTCGGGATTCGCGAACTTGTCTGAATGGTTGTCTCGGAGGTTCTCCAACATTCCACGGAACGTCTGCTTCTTATTCCGACGCTTTCCGTTCTCGGGTGCTGGTGGAACCTCGAACTTGATTCGGTAACCCATGATGTTTCTCCTTACTTGAAACTTTGGTGAAGGGTTGAGGTTGATTGGTTGATGATGTCACGCACACTTTCGGCGAGCGAAGGTGAGTGAATTGGAGTCGATGCCGGGGCTTCGGGGGCCTCGAGTGACTCGCTGTCTACCGGATCTGAATTGTGGAAGTTGATATTCTTATGTTCAATCCACTTGCTTCCTGATCCGGAAATTGGGGTAACGAGAAGGTCAAGGTGACCGAAACGTTGCCGAGCATCCGTGATGGTCACGTTAACGTTGATGCCTTCGATTGGTTCGAAGGAAGCGGTGAGTCCTCGGTATGCGTTGAAGTTCACCGACCCATCTGCGTAGCGTGCTACCCGGGTGTCTTGTCGTGTTTTTGTATCCACGATCTTCATTGATGTCCCTCCTTTCAAAGGGCTTGCAGGTGTGAATCAGTACTGTACTGATTATGTTTATTGTTGACAACCTGCGCGAACAATAAGTTCGTTAATGGTTGTCACCGCTCGCTTTCCGCCACCGTAGTGGCGATGAAGCGCTACGAATTCCGCCACTCAGACATGGGCGCAGGCGTGCCGGTCAAGTATTGCTCTAGGGCTTCGGCGCCCCCACAGCCAGAACAGATTTCGGTCTTGTTGTCGACGCGGCTCAGAGCCCCGGGGTATGCCCCGGGTTCGTAGTTGTTGGGAATCCAGTCCCCGCATCGGGGGCAGACGTTTGGAATCTTCATGACACTCCAATCATGTTCTTGAGGGTTTGCAGGAGCGGGCGACCAGTCTTGTTGTCGTACTTCTGAAAGCCGTCTGAGGCGTTCTTGACTACGTTGGCGAACTTGCCAGCGGAGCCCGTAGCGAGAGCGTCTGAGAGCAACCTAAGTGCCGTCTGCGCATCATCGAATCGGTAGACGTATGTAACGTCGGTGTTCGACTTCCATACGATGTGGACTGACATAACCTCGTCAACGACGGTCATGTGCATGTGTGAGATGGCCGATGAGTTGCGGACATCGACGGTCGGTCGGATTTGGGTTGGGTTGTTCATGTCAAGTACGCTATGGATTATTCGTGACGTTACCAACCTCGCCAACAAACTTTTTTTGACATTTCTAGAAAAATGGCCATCTAGCAGGGGTTTTGTAAAAATATTTCTCCGAGGTTGTCAAGTGTTGTAATAAGCACTATCGTATTTGACATGAAGGAAGAAATGGAAATTGGCAAGGTACCCGAGGGTGAGTGCGCCTACTGCGACCACGAACGTGCGCAAGGTTCGACGTTCCATCCTCGCCACTACGCCTCGTCAAATTGTCAATCAGGTGGGTACGACCATTGTACCTGCGACACTTGTTGGTAAGAAAGGAAAAGACATGACCAATAAAGTCAAGGGAGCCGCATCGCTCCGAATCGAACTACGAGACGGCATCATCACCGTCTACCACGGCACCGATGGTGCTGTTCTCCACCAAGTCGAAGCAACCGACAACATGTGGGAACGCATGTTCGACAACATGACCAACGCTCTCTACGGGGTGGATGTCTGATGGGCGCACGAGCAACTATCACCATCTACCAATACGGCGATGAGGCTGACGAAACGCCGCTCAATCTTTACACCCATTGGGGCGGTCACGAGATTTGCCAGACTCTCGCCGAAGGCCTACGCAAGGCGAAGGAGGCCGGTCGCCTCACCGACCCGCCATACGCTACCCGCATTATCTTTGACACGCTCACCGGATTGGAGGGCGGCGATACCGGCTACGGCATCATCGTGGGTGACCATGATGACATCAACTACGACTCGCCAGTCATCGTGTGGCCAAAGGATGGCTACGGGACTCCAATGGTGCGCTACAACGAGTTGGAATGTACGGCGCAGGCATGGATTGACCTTTTTGTTCGTTCTAACAGCGACGGGGTGTCAATCGTCGTCTAAAATGCTATCCTTACATTATGTATTCGCACAAAGATGCGCTGATTACCGTTTATCAACCTGAAGTAAAAACGGAAATCCATTGGAAGGTCAATCTCGTTTCATACGTTGAGTCTGAGAACGGCGACTACCAATGGTTTGGCTCCATCTCCGATGGGGAAGAAGACGTTGTGGCCGTTCTTGCTGGCGGCCGCAGCGGGGCTGTCTGGTACGGCCCCCAAAACGAGCAGAAGTGGGAGCGTTACGTCGCTGATGCGCAAAATGCGTTCCCAGACGACCCTGACGCTGTGGATAACTTCACGACGTACATTGACGCTCTCGGGTTGTCATAGCCCTACATAACCCCTACCATATCTACTGTAACCCTCTGCCCATACTAAAAAGTGAGGTACAAAATGATTGGCGACCGTGTACGCCTTATCCACTGTAATGACCCCCATACCCGTATCGAAACGGGTTCATATGGTTTCGTGGTGTTTGAGGATGCCGTCGGTACCGTTCATGTCAAGTGGGACAACGGTATTCAACTCGGCCTCGTCGCCGATGAGGATTCGTGGGAAATTGTTGACGCTGAAGTTGTCAAGTAACGTAATAAAGATTAGATTGGACTCATGAACCGCTACGCAATCATCACTCCTGACAACATCGTTGTCGAAGAATGCGAGACCCTGCCGGATGGGGAGGCTATCCACGACCTCATCGGCAACTACTTTGACTGTGTGTCAATGAATATGCGAGATGGAAGCGTCCTCGTCGCATACGTTGACGACATGGGTCATCTCCACGGTTTACCCATGAACGCTTGGGCGTCGTCAATCTTTGCCCGACCACTCGCAGGAACGGCGATTATGTTCTCCGCCACTAGCCCGCAGGGTGAGTACGACGGCGAGAACTACCCGCTCAACGACCTGCATGTCTTCATGTTGCGTAACATGATGGACTTGGTGGACATGCGCCCGACGCCGATGACGGAAGAGGGCTGATGGGGTTCTTCACCGGAGCCATCATCTACTCGCTCGGTGTAAAGCGCGGCAAAAAGCGCGGGAAAGCCCCGATCCCCGTGGCCGGAAAGCCGAAAGACTCTGATTGCGATAACTTTTGGGCGTTTTGCAAAGAGTATGGTTCGTGTGACGGTATGGTCTGCACGTATGAAGAGCGAGGGTAAGTTTTTCTCCACATTTGCTTGCATTTGTGTTGAGAAAGACGGAAGCCCTGCCCCCGGCTGTCACGGCTGTTACGACTGGCTGACTGCCGACCTGATTTGGACATTGGACGATTGGGTGCGTGCGAATCCGACCAACTGGTTCGGGTTTTCCAACATTTGGTGCGACACTCCAGATGGTTGGCAGCGGGACTCCGGCTACGCGCGCTGCGAAACTGCTGAGCAACTCTTGGATTTCTTGATTCTGGCTGGGGGCGATTTCTCGCTGACGTATTTTGAGCCGGCTGGTGATGAGTGGCGATTCACGCAACGACATCTGAGTCGGCCGCTGGAATTGACGAAATGCAAGGTTTTTTACACAATTGACCGTGGTGGGTAGTGGCTGTCACACCCCTGCTGTAAGATATTCTTATGACTATTGACATCTTGCAACACGACGAAAAGTGCGAAAACGCACAATCACTCGACGACCTTTGCATCTTCTGTATCAAGGATTACAATGACTGGGCGGAAGAAGCCGACAACCGTGCGATTGGACTGGAACTGAAGTGAGTCTCCACTACTGCGAATCCTGCAAAAACACGATCCATGACATCAAAGCCCCGTCCTGCATCCGTCTGGTTTCAGCGTGGGTTGCTGGTTCAGGCAAAACAATCGTCAAGATTGAAGAAGAGGGCTATCGGTTTTACCACAAGCCATGCTTTGACATCATGAAACGTAAAGAAACGGGATGGCAAGAAGAATCGCTCTTCTAATCCCCCACCATCACTTTCCCCTCTAACTCAATTGGCAGAGTAACGGACTTTTAATCCGGTGGTTGTGGGTTCGAGTCCCACGGGGGGAACCGTTAGCCCTGATAACATTAGGGCATGGCTAAGTCACGATCAGGTCTCGGATTCGTCTGGACACCCGAACCACACAAAAAGCGCAAAGGCGTCCACGCGAAACGCGGGGCTTCGTCGAGCGCCTCAAGCAAGAACTACAAAAAGAAATACCGTGGCCAAGGACGACCCTGAAAAGGAAGCGCCTAAGCCGGCGAAGAAGCCACCTGCTGCTACTTTCATTTCCCGGATGGTTCACAACAAACGCCGCTGTCCGGGCTGTCGGTAGGGGTTATCCGCCACCGTTAGTCGGTTGAAGCGATTCTGAATTAAGTGATTGCAGGAACTCGATTGCACACTTGTTGCAGTAGAACCTCGGGCCGGGCGACTGATCCCACTTTGTGTAAATCTCCACTTCGGCACCGGAGCGGCAAAACCCGCCGGCGGGGCTCCACGGGAATGGAAGAACTCCTTCTACGACTACTCGGTACTTCTGTTCTTCGCTCAAAGCGTTGAAGCAGTGCATTCCGTAAATGCCGGTCGGGTGGCTCATTCTGCGTCGTCCTCGAAGTCGTCCTCGAACACGCCGTACTCGACGGCCTCTTCGTGCGTTTGATCGAATTCGGCCTCGCACGCAAGGCAAGTGAAGAGTGGCGGGTACGCGCACTCGTCGATTTCGTGCTCGTCGACACGAGTGTCGATGTCGGCCTTGCAGTGGAAGCAGGGCTGGATTGGGGCGAGGGAGGTGAGTGACATGCGCATACTCTTTAGTCAACGTCTTATTCGTATCAAACACAACGTCGATACGGAAAATTCCCGAAATTTTTAGACATCGAACATACGTTCGAAAACCAAACATGCGTTCGAAAACCAAACATGCGTTTGAAAATCGAACATGTGTTCGTAAACCGAACATTTGTTCTAGTACGAAAAAAATAAAAAATATTCTTAGGTCGAGGTTGTGCTTATTAGGAATAAGGCCTACCCTCATATGTATGGAGATGGGAGGAGGTGAAATGAAGAAGATCACTCGTTCAGAGTGGGTCTGCGCAGAGTGCGAAGACACGCTGATCTTCGAAGTCGAGGGCGACGGCCACTCATGGTGGCACGGCTACTCATTCGAGGACACGGCGTGGAAGCACTTCGCTGAGCAGGGTTGGGTAACCGACGACTGCGAGGAGTGGTGCGCAGGTCACGCAGATCTCTGCGAGGTCTGACCGACCCACAAACGACAGGGTGGCGACCCACCGCCAAAATCCCCCCATCTCCAACCAAACCCCGACTGTCACCCCCCGACGGTCGGGGTTTCTTCATTTCGGTCAACACTTGCGGGCGGCCCGGCGGGGCTGTACATTAACGTCATGCCGAAAGCAAATCGCACCCGTGTCCTGACTATCGCCGACAATCTCGTGAACGGTGACAGGGACGAACAGTATGGCGACCCGATTTCCGATTTCCGGACAACCGCTGAAATGTGGAGCGCGTATCTCAGCCGCCGGCTAGGAGCCCCGGTTTCGCTCGAGCCGCACGATGTTGCTGCGTTGATGTGCTGTCTGAAGTTAGCCCGTATCTCTTGGTCTTACGACAAGGACGACAACTGGATTGACCTTGCCGGTTATGCGGCGTGCGGGTGGGATTGCGTCGTCGAAGAGAACCCGTCAAATAATTCTGCCGATGACGTTTCATCTGCCTTATATAAGGCGTACAATGAGATACATGAAGCAGAAAGCGTGGAGCGAAAAAGATAAGTGGGAGTACACCCACAATCGTTTGCGTGCTTCAACGATCCCCGACAAAAAGAAAGAACAGGCTCGTAAGGCCTGCCGAAAGCGAGTAAGTCGTGACGTTTGACGAATGGATTCAGATTGGCGTTGACAACAAGTGGTGTGGGGCACCGGTTTGTTCCACTCATGACGGCATCCCCATGTCCGAAGAAGAAGAGAATATGTGGGATGAAGGGTCAGATCCCTGCCATCACGTTGTCCGCTTGTATGAAAACGAAGAAGTAGCCGACGCTATCAACGCAACGTTCTCAGCGTATTCGTGGCGTGTTCCGGCAGTTCGTCCTCGGTCGTAAAGATCCCTCGGGGTAACCACGTCGTGTCTTTCAAGACGAGGTGGGATCTTCCCCTCCCTACCGCGCAGTCTGTCAAAGGCAGGGAGGGGCGAACCCCGACTCAGAAGGTCAACTCAATAGCGGGACTCGGATCGTACATCTCTTGAGACCAGCCCGCTCGCTGTCGTTTTTCTGCTAAGGCCAGCGTTCTGGCACGAGAGAGAAACATGCAGACTGTCATTCTGGGTTCTGTAACTTCGGTGACCCGGTGCCGGGTGGTTGTTGGGAAAAGAATGATTTCTCCGGCTTTCGGGCTGTGTTCGTAGCCGATGTCGTCAAATACGAGCCGCCCGTCGTTTGATGAGTCCACATACAGGATTGCCGAAACATCGCACAAAAGGTTTTGCTGCGGGGCTTCCATGATGATTTTCTCGCCGAACTCGTTTTCGTCGTAGCAATCCCAATGTGCTTCGGAAGATTCGCCGATTTGCCATTCTCTGATGGAGCCGTGCCAGACGACGTGTTCGTCAAGGTAGTAGCGGTCTGCTTCGGCTTTGATTTGTCTTGCGAGGCGTTTCATCCATTCGTGGGCTTCGTCGTCTGGTCGTAGAAGAACGTTTTGTTCTCCGCCGGCGGCCCCAGAGCCCCGCTCGACTCTGGTGTGGGTTTGGAGAAAGTAGCGGGTGCTGTCCTGTTCGGGGTAGTACTCGCCGGAGAGTTGGAAGGTGTGAATCATTGGGTGGGACATTTTTATTACGATTTCTTTACGGGGGTTGTTGGTGTCACTCATAAAGACTAATCTACAAGTATGAACAACCCAGAGATGATTCCACTCGGCCAGTTCCTCATTGGAGCCGCCGCTTTCGGCCTCGGCCTTCTCTTCATCGCATGGCTCGCCCTTGACGACCTGAAGCGTGACCTTGACGAGGATGGCGACTACTGATGGGGGACGTTATCTACGTCTGCTCAACCTGTCACAAGACCACCTCGATCGAACATCGAGACGCAATCCTTTGGGAAAAGGTCGGTGGTCACCGGCTTTGCCCTGTCTGCTCATACAAACTGACGCAGGCTACCCGTCAGCACCCAAGCAATCGAAATCGAAAGAATGCTTGACAAGTGTTACACCCCTCAACTACCATTACAAACATGACTTACCGATACGACATCAAGCCCATCTACACCTACGACGACGACACGCCCGAGGCGAGCATCCAACTCACCGAATGGATTGTCATTGACACGGCTAACCGTGATTGCCCAGCCGGTTTCGTTTTCGCAACCCGTGAGGAAGCACTAGCGCAAGCGAAGGCGATGGGATGAGCAACCTCGGAACCATCATCTACGTCGTCGTGGGGCTAAGTTTCACGGCGGCACTCTGGATTGCCTTATTCGCACGGAAGGAAAACAATGAACACACTGATTGACCTACTACAGACGGGTGCGATTCTCTGCCTCGCATACGTCCTCATCACCTCACAGAAGGGAAACAAGTGAGCAAGTCCACCGAACAATGGCGTGCCATCTACAAGGCTCGCAACGAACGACGCAAGGTTCGTTCCACCTCAGAGCGCAAGGCAGACCGAGAAATGGGTCGCTGTCTCTCTATTAGGATGTGGGACAAGTCCACCAACGCACCTCGTATCCTGAATGAGACCAAGAAGTGAACAGCATCACCATCTCGTTCCAAGACTTCCTCAACAAGGCCATCGTTGACTACACGCAAGAAGCCAACGCCACGGCAAAGCACCAACGATTTGGCCAATGGTTTTACAACGACATGATTTTGGCTAACCCTGACCTCGCCGAACACATCCGAGGTTCCAAGTACGACCCGTTCTATCTGGAACAGCCAACCCCAGAGCAGTTGCGATACATCGAACTGGTGTGGGCGAACCCACCGAAGCAACCGCTCGTAGTGATCTAAATGCTACTATTACCAAGTGGCACACATTCTCCTCAGCAAAATACTCGACACAGCCCCGCTGCTTCAGCAACTCGCCGAAGTCACATGGGTCAACAAGCGTGAAGACGCACCCGAACACGAACGTCATCTACATCTAGAGGATGAGCCAGCGTCATCCGTGCTGGTTTCAGCCACACTCGCAGGCGTTTGGGATGAAATCGAAAGCGTTGTATCCGAAGATTGGGGTCAACGCATCGAACTCGGAACCCACCCTGATAAGCGGTTTGCTCACATCCGTTACCCAGAAGGCACATCCATGCCGTTACACGAGGACTCGCCGTCGGCTGACGTGGGCGACAACTTCGTCACTATTCTGGTCTATCTCAACGATAACTATGAAGGCGGGGAACTGGTGGTGAATGAAGAACCCGAAGAGTTTTCTTACAAGCCCGCCGCCGGAGATGTTGTTCTGGTTGCTGCCGGGACTCCGCACGCCTCGAGCGAAGTTGCTTCTGGAGTGAAGGTGATTGCGGTCGGCCATTACAAGTTGGTTCCTGATGACGTTTGATCAAGTGATGGATGCGACCGGTCGGATGAACGGAATGCCTCCGCTTCCTTTGCTTTTCTGGTTTTGGAAGTTGGTGAATTCGCAGAAGCCGTTGTTGGGTGAGTGGATTCTCTTGTACCGGTGTGAGCAGTTGCGTGGAAACGGCCATGAGCCGTATTGGTCGACTGAGTTGGATCCGCAGTTGGTTGCTGAAATTTCTCGGAAGTGGGCTGAGCCGGATCCGATGGCGTTGCCAAAAGTGCTGGAATTGTCATGGCGGTGGCGTAAAGACCCGGATCGCTGGAAGGTCCACTACCCAGAGTTAGCAAAATAATTTGTCAAAGGTGTTGCACAAGTTCACAATTTCGACTACTATGACCGATATCTGAAATCCCACTCAGATAACCCCCCATAGCAAAAAGGATTTGCCCTCACGCTCTCCTCCCCCCGGATCGAGCGTGGGGGCGATCCTTTTTTCGGGGTAACATTGACAGCAGTGAATCTGTATCTCGACACCGACATCCTCATCGTCGACACCCCGTATGTCCCTGAAGAAGTCACAGCAATCAAGAAGATTCGTGGCGCAAAGTGGAACAAGCGAGCAAAAGTTTGGGAAATCCCAGTCGCTGAAGTCTGGGCCGCCCGGGACTTCGTCGAGCGTTTCAATTACGAGATGAGTTCCGAGGTGGCGATGCTGACTGTGCCGAAACCACCTGCCGCATCGGAAGCAATCGTGCTGAGCGAGGGGTACATATCTATTCGTTTTCCGTACGAACGCGTAAGAATTCGTTCGGTAAAACAAATACCGGGCATCACATGGTCGGCGGATAACTCGGAGTGGATGGCGCCAATCGCATCGGGTGATGCTGTTCGTACGTTTGGTGAACGATTTGACATTGACATTGACCCCGCTGTGTTAGGGGCGTTCAACGATCTGGACACGAGACGCTCCTCTTTGCTTGAGAAGTCCCGGGCCGCCGCCGGCGACATCGAAATCGCTGGTTTTCAAGGAGAGTTGCTTCCATACCAGAAGGCTGGTGTCAACTACATCACGTCTGTGAAGAAGGGCTTTATCGCTGACGAGATGGGTTTGGGTAAAACAATCCAAGCAATCGCAGGCATTGAAGTTCTTCACGCTTACCCGTGCGTCATCGTGTGTCCCCCGAGCCTTGTCCTTAACTGGAAAAAAGAGTGGAATCGGTGGCTGCCGCACCGTGACTGTCAAATCGTTGACGGTCGGAAAGAGATACCAGAGAATTATGAAGTTCTGGTTGTCGGTTACTCAAACATCCATTTTTGGGCTGACCGTCTGAAGGGTAAGAACGGTTACGTCTTTGACGAATCGCATTACTGTAAGAGCCGAGATTCACAGCGAACCAAGGCAGCGAAGAAGATCTCCAGATCCGCCGGCCCTGAAGTCCCGGTCTTCCTGCTGACTGGGACACCCGTGACGAATAGGCCAGCAGAGTACGCGCCGCAACTCGACATCATCGGACAAATCGACAAGTTTGGTGGCGAGTGGGGTTTTTATCGACGTTACTGTGACGCTTTTCGTGATAAATGGGGGCAGTGGCACTTGGAAGGTGCATCCAATTTGGGTGAGTTGAACGACAGGCTTCGTTCCACCTGCTACATCCGTCGTACGAAAGATCAAGTTATGACGGAGTTGCCGCCAGTTATTCACGATCCGGTGATTGTTGAGGTTTCGGCGTCTGCGATGAAGGAGTATAAGAAGGCTGAGGCCGACATTATTCAGTATCTCGTTGACAGGGCTGTGGAAATCGCTGAGGAAATTGGGGAAAACCCGAGGTCTGCGGCTGTTCGTGCCCGAATCAAAGCGGAGGCTAGTCAGCATCTCGTGCGAATTAGCATCTTGCGCAGATTAGCAGCGAAAGCGAAAATGCAAGCAGTTGAAGAATGGATCGAGGCCCGGCTCGAGCAGTCCCGGAAGGTTGTTGTTGCTGCCCACCATCGTGACATCGTTGATGCGTTGGCAGATAAGTACGGCGGCTACAAGATTCAGGGCGAGATGGAAGTAGGGGACGTAGAGGATGCAAAAGATGCGTTTCAGAACGATCCGGCTGCGAAAGTCATAGTTTTGTCGATTCAGGCTGCGAAAACCGGGCACACGTTGACGGCATCGCAGGACGTTTTATTTGTGGAGTTGCCGTGGACACCCGCAGATGTTGACCAGACTTACAGTCGCTGTCACAGGATTGGTCAAACTGGGTCGGTAACTGCAACCTATTTACTGCTAAATGGTTCGATTGATGAAGAGATTTACAACTTGATCGAAAAGAAGCGGAAAGTTGTTGCCGCAGCAACGGAGGGCGGGGCTGAAGACCTTTCTGGTTTTGCGGCTGCTGACTTGGTGATGTCACTCTTCCCTACTTAGACAGATTTATCTGTGATACATTGGTGGCATGCCACACAACCTTGAAGAAAACGCAGACGGCTCATACCGTTTCGCTTATGCCAATGAGATCCCGTGGCATCGCCTCGGACAGAGGATGGATGGGTTACAAACGGCTGAAGCAATGCTTGCCGCCGCTCATGCCGACTACGACGTTGTTCTCTCAAAGGTTTGTGCTGTAGACAATAACGGTAATGTTCTGTATAACCCTGATGGGACACCCGTAATCGTTGAGGACTCAAGAGCAACCCTGCGAGTCAACCCTGACGGAACATTCGATGGTCTCGCAACCGTCGGAACGCGCTTTCTCCCCACACAAAACCGAGAAGTTCTCCAAAGAGCACTCGACGTCGTCGGGGCTTCAGCCTCGAGCGCGGTCGTTGACACCTGTGGTGTTCTTGACGAAGGCCGAGAGTTCTTTGCCAGCATCGACTTGGGTGCCGTTTTTGTTGACCCGAAAGGCGTAAACGACAAGATCGAACGCTACCTCCTCGTCAGGAACGGTCATAACGGCAAAGTTCCAATCACCTACGCAAACACCGGTATCAGAGGGGTATGCAAAAACACGGTGACTGCCGGCATCAGTACAGCGCAGTCGATTTTCACGGCTAGGCACACCCGTAATCAGGACAGCGCTTTGGAGCAAGCAGGTGAAGTGCTGAGTCTGTCAAAAGAGTGGGCTTTGCGATTC